CTTTGTGGCCAACGACATAATGTATTCCTTGTATATATCCCCACTCAGCAAGTGCTTTGCAGATTGCCGGTAATGTGTTTCCCCATGCCTTGGCGTAAATCGGAGAGATTAGGCCGCCTAAAGAACCCGGCATTTCCCATACGTTGCGGAGAATGATGCGTGCGTCAATCCCTTCGGATTTTCCGGTACCACGTGAGGCAACTATATATTCATCATGTGCATTGATAGACATGGCATGGCGTTGCATCTTATTGAAGAACTTGTCTACAACCTCATCTCGTTTTCTGCGGAGTTCATATGCGGAGAGGGCAGGAGAGTTCTGCGGATTCATTCTTTCTCCTCCTCTGTAATAGGTTTGATGTCTACTGCTCTTTTACTTAGCATTCCTTTAAACAGGGTGCGCAGCTCTTCCCGTTTTTCTTCAAGGTTTTCAATCTCTTCAAGTCCTTCCAGGAGGGTGACGTCGTCCGAAGGTTCGAATGACGGAGGAATCATTTGTGAATAATCGAATTTATTATCATCTTTATCTGCACGTGTATATTTGCCTATTTTATCCAATGCGGCAGCAGCTCCTTTTGCATCTTCTTTGCCCATTGCCATATTAAAAGCCCTCTTACCACCTTCTACAATCATATACCGGTACCAGGATGTTGCAGCTAGTTGGATATTTCCGACTAACCGGTTGATCATACCGATATCCCGGTAGGCTTGTGATTTGGAAATCGGTTCTGCATTTCCTCCACAACCGTGTATTAGGAAGTTTACCAACTCAGTGTCCGGAATAAGTGGTTCTTCCATTTTTTTACTGACACATAACATCATACGTTTTTTGATTTCCATTTCCCTGGGGGAAAGGATGGTTGTCGATTCGTCCTTATCTTTGTATAAAGCTCGTTCGATTCTCTCGTATGTAGGATCTTTCTTTGGCATTATTCATTGATGCTTTGTTCTTTCATGTATTTATCAGCAAGAGGTTCGGCGGCAGGACTGCCAGCAACGGCCAGTTTGATAACTGTTTTCCGGAGATTGAGCTTGGTCTGAAGTCTCCCCTGATGATAGGAGGTATATATAGGTGAACTGCAATGATTTTTACATATATCACAGAAGTAGTCACGTTGATCAGTCGGGATATCTAGCAGTATTGCGATTTCTGCCGGAGGTAAAAGTGCTGCAGACATATCTTTTATTTGCTTTAATATTTCTTCGGACAGAGTCATTATTCTAAACTTTCATAGTGGATAGCGTCTTCATACGCTTGATTAAACATATTTGAGAAATACTCGAAATGCTTTCCGGAAGTGAAATAAAAGCCGTTTTCCCATCGGTGGTTTTGATTAAGGTTAGCAGATCCTGCAATTCCAAATTTATATTGTTCGTTTTCGACTAGCAATAGTTTGGCATGGCAGGAATCAATCCGGATTCTCGGACTAATATTTGAAGCAAACAGTAATAGATCAAGCTTATGACGTTTTACGGTCGTATCCAGCAAAAGAGTAAGGCTTTCGATTTTCTTTTCGTCTGAAAGGAAGAAAAGTGGACGCAGACTGTCTTCCGAGATACTGAATGTTGCTATTTTTACGTGTGCCGGGCCTATATCCGATAAAAGAGAGGGCAACACTTCATGTATTGCCCATTCTCCTTTGTGCATGAATGGCTCGATAGAACCGGGGCACAATGCAAGTGGAAAGTTATCCTGCACTCTTTTCACCTTGTGTTGCTGTTATCTCTGCTTCCAGTATGGCAAGTTCCGTCTCATACTTCTCAATGCGGTCCAATGCATTCTGCATGACAGTCTGTTTGTTGTCCTGCCTGGCTCGTTCTGAAGCGGCTTTGCTGTTGGCTATATTATTTTTCAAACGCTTGATTTGGCGGGCAATTTCAAAACCGCGTACAATACTGTTTTCACTTAGTATTGGCCGCTTTTCTTCAAGTTGCAGTTCACCTTTCCCTTCCGCCCAGGTATCGATCTGTTTCCAGAGTTTGCGACGTTCATCATCGAGCTTGCACAGTTCTTCGGCTATCGGTTGTCGTTCTTCTGGTGGTATGTCTTGGTTGGCCACATCATTATGCAAACTTGCATATAAAGGTGCTATTTCTTTGATACGTGCGTAAGCTTTCCGGATAGAAGGACTGAGTGATTCTTCCGTGATAATCTTGACACCCGGAGTGTTCAGTGTTTCGCATTCGTTTCGTAAGGCGGATAGTTCAGACATTTTTTCGTCAAATTGCTCCTGAAGGGATGCCAGTTCTTCGGTATGGCTTTCGCTGTCATTTTCCAGATCATCAATACGGGACTGCAATTCATTGACTAATATTTCAAGCGAAGTGATATTTGCTTGTTTTTCTTCGATTACTTTTTTCCGTTCACTCTCGTTTATGGTCCTAACCACGGCAATTTCCTCAAGAGCGGCAGGATATAGTGAAGGAGAATATTTGATTTCCTTGTCAATTTTCGACAGGCAATTGACAAGCTGGGTGAAATGCGGGTCAAAAATATGTGGACTTTCCGGAGCTGTATCTAGGTAAGCTGCGTATTTCTTTTTCATAGACTCTTTAGCAAGAATCCCGAAAAGAACCAGACCGTCAGCATATTTGCGCTGGCGGTCTCCTAACCATTGGCTGAGTTGTTCTTGTCTGATCATATTATTCGATTGGAGGCGTTGGGGCCGGTTTTAATCCGCCTATGACTTCCATATCGATGGGAGTTTCCAGGAAGATCGCAGAGTAATTGGAATCGGCGGTAGCCGTATAGGTGGTACCGCGACGGTCGCTTCTTGCTTTTCCTCCATTGAATGAAGGAGCGGTAGAAGCATATAATCCCGGTTGCCCCATGATCATTTGTCTGCCGTCAGAGTCTTCAAAAACGTAATAGCCTGCTGTGTTTTTTACCAATGCATTGAATGCATGCATTTCAGGAGTATTGCCGGGGAAGAAGAAGCTCAGTGTTTGTTTATAGCTGATCCCGTCAGCTTCACCTTGCTGCTCCGCTTTATAGTCGACTGTTGCATCTGTACTATATAGATAAATAGGTTGCTTATACGTCCCTTCTGCAGGAAAAGCAAATGTACCGGCTGCCGTCACTAGTGCTTCATTGTCTGCTGCTTTGCCGGGATCCGGAACGGTGGGTACTGTATTGGGTGCATCAAATGGGACGAACAGTAACCGTCCTTTATATCCACCCATATTATTTTGACCGACATTCCATTTCAGCGGTGCGAAGGCCGGACCAGCTGCCAACATGGTCAATGTATTTCCATCAAGATGACATGTCTGAGGGTGTAGTTCCGGGATTGCAATAACCAAAGCCACAAAGAACATACAGAGTATTAGGTAAGTATATTTTTTCATTAGTGTAATTGTTTAGAGTGAATAGGATAGAGCGACCAAAATGGCCGCTCATTTTTTTATCTCAGTTTAGGTATAAGCACCGGTTGCGGTTGTAACTGCGCCTTCCACGACAGTCACTTCCTGATCGGCAGGTTTAGTCTTACCGTCTACAGCAGTAAATTCAATAGTGTACTTGCCGGGTGTGAGACCGATGATGCATTGACCATTACCACGTTCGGCAACTTTACCTTTGATGGTCCAAGCAGCATTCTCCGTTCCTGTGATGTCGACTTGTACACCTCCGGTCTTGCAATAATCCCCTGCAAGGTCTAGAGATTCGTTCTTTTGCTCGTTACAGCGGTATACTTTTTCGTGCCAGTCGCGGATACGGGTATCATAACCCGTTTGTAACCAGAATTGCCATTCATTCGGATCTTCGTAGATGTCACGAATTTGACAGAATTTGGTTGCGGCCTGAGTGTTGAAAGCGACATCCATGTTGCCTTTTTTCTGAAGAACCAAACGCGATCCTTGGCCTAGTGCTTCATGGGAGAGAATTTCGAGAGCAGGGCACATTGCGTCTTCACGCAAAAGTTCAATCATACGCTGCATTGAAGGATACTCCTGCATACGCAGTTTGTTGCGGAGAGCAGAGCGTGCAGCTATTAATACCGTTTCAGCACAAAGCAGCTGTGGAATTCCTGACTTGGAGGAACGCAGGTAAGTGTTGGCACCACCAATCCATTCAACCAAATTTTCATAAGCGGCGGAGTCTGTATCCTTTGTAGGCAAAGTAAAAAGACCTGATGGGGCAAAGTTGCCGCGAGCAGCATTGACATCACCTGTTGTAATCAGCATGTCGGCTTTGGTAAACAGACCGTCAAATGCGCCTGAAGGTGAGGTTGAGTCTTCGTCACGTTCTGCATGAAACAATGTATATACCACGTCTTCGATATGCGATTTTACCAACGTGAAGGCTACACGGGTTTCAAGAGGATGTTTCTTGTTGATGTTGCTGACCGGCTGACCTCCTACGATCAACAATTCACCGTCGTCGTATTTTTGGGAGTTCTCTTTAGTGATACATACAACATCTTTCGGTTCGATGACGGAAGGTTCATAACCGAGCAGCTTATCAACCAGACGGAAGTCTTTTCCAATCTTGTAAGACTGGGTTCCGCCGGCACGACGGCGCTCATTGATTAGGGCATGTTTGCCTTGCAGATCCATCACGTTCAATCCCAGTTTGGCGGCAACTTCCTGTAAGGTGGCAAATGGGAGCGCGCGAAGAGCCTTATCGTAGGTGATTAAGGCTTCGTTCAATTTCGATACGTCAATTAATTTTGGAGACATATTCTTTAATAGTTAAAGTTGGTTAGTAAATTAAAGGAGGCCGTCAGTTTTCAGGCGTTCTGTGATTTCCAGATAATTGCCGGCATTTTTGTCGCAGTAAGCAGCCAGATCTTCCTTCTCTCCGCTTGCGGCAGGTTCACTCTTGGGAGCTGGGGATCGTTCACCCGGCGCCGGTGTTTTCTTCAAATTAGCTACTTGTTCTTTGAGCTGGGTGATATCTGAATCCTTGGCACTTACCTCGGTTCTCAGATTAGCGATCTCTTGGTCCTTTTCGCTTACCGTCGTTTTGAGTGCGGCTATCTCAGTAGTCGCTTCAGATAATTTTTGATCGATCTCCTGTTTAGCTTGTACGAGAGAACTGTTCTCCGATTTCAGACGGGCGAATTCATTATGCAGGGAGTCGAGATTCTCTGCTGATAGTTCGGTCGTTACTGCCTTATCTTGGCTGATATTCAGAAAAGATAAAAAAGCTGACCATGATTCTTTTAAAGTCATTTTGTCTTTGAATGAAGTTGATAATACTGGCACGGAATTCGTGTCCATACCCGCTGCCAGGAGAACGGATGTGGAACGATCATAGAGGCGAACGGCATTGGAATTTGCCGGAATATCCACAATAGATGCTTCCATTAACTCGCATTCCGTGACAGTTTCACGGGTTTGACCGGGTACTAGAAGATCTTTGTTTGCTGAGGTAGCAATAATGCGGATTCCGACGCTTGCAGCGTTGTAAGTCCCTGCTTCGTATTTTGCGGCAATTGCTTTTGATAGATCATCAACTTTGTCGAAAATAGGAATGGCAGAAAGTTCGTCGCCGTTAAGTTGTATATCCTCCCAATGACCGATAGCTTTTGAATCTCCCCAAATGGGAGAACCCTCATCACGGAAATGCATATATAGCATGACCGGGTTTTTCTTGAATGCTTCGATTAGCATTCCGGAAGTAAGTACCCGGAATCCGTAACGATTGAGTGAGGAATCGGAAAGAATGATACGTTTTTGGCTCATTATACTGATTTTGGTGCAATGATACATTTATTGAAAATGGTACGGAAGGACGAATTATAAGTTGTAGTACTGAAGTATCGGATAAATAGAGGTTCCTGATAACTGTAATTCATAGCCGCTATAATCAGTCACTTTTTTCCCGATGATTTTATTCAGACTTCCCAATAGTGGATATTGTGCTGTACCATAAATATATTCATATCCGTTGGTATCTTTACAACGGAGAATACATCCTTCGACAATCTTATAGCGTAAATTATCAGCTTCTTTTAGGCTGATAGCTGCTTTGAGAAGCCGGATGTTTGTTGAATATTTATATATCGTACCTCCGGAGGTTTCATTAGGGGTGACAGTCGGAGCTTCAATAACACCTAGAGTGTGGAGGGGATGCCAGGTGTGTCCCTCTGTAATTTTGATACACGCAGTGTTCTGATGAACAGCAAACAATGCAATTTCATTTTTAAATAGGATATCGGCACTTAATATGCCTCCCATATTATTATAATTATTCATAAAGTGTTGATTTTCAATTAGTACGCATTTTTGAGTCGTTTTTCGAACATTTTTCGATCAAAAAAAGGACAATTAACTACACTTGCCCGGCTATTTTTTTGAGCGATTATAACCTCTTTTTTTCTCTTTCCGGCGAATTTCGGCTCTCCACCGGTAATAGTTCTTTTTGAATGCATCCTCTGTGATTGAATCAATTCCATACATAGTCATGAAATTATGTATCGCATTGATATAAGTGATACCATAGGTATGCTTTTGTTCGTCCAGGAAGTCATGGGCTTCTGCCCATAACATTCGATCGATCTTTCGTACGAGGATAATCTGTGAACGTATTCCCAGATAATTGTATGTTTTGGGATTTTTGCCTAAACTGCGTTCCGGCAGGATAATTTCTAGATTTCCATGATCAATGACGTTGCATGGACGTCGTTCAAGTAGGTCGTAGATAAAGTGGTAGATATCCGTATTATCCGGAAAACGAATCGGAGAGTCCTGCATATTACAGAACTTTCCGATAAGATACTCCTTAAGATGTGGTGGTACTTCAATCTTAGTAGTAATCATAAAAACGTTTGGTTTAGGTATGGAGCTAATGTACAAAAAAGAAATGAAGAAACCTTGTATATCAATGAAAAAAGAGTGTATTCAGTGTATCACCCTTTCCAAAACCGTACTATTTTTTTGTGCGATTGTGCAAAATAACTATGAACTTTTACTTAAGTGCTGAATATCAATTTGTTAACCCCGTACAAAATGATGTACTTTTTGGCACAAAATCATTGTTTTGCGTACAAAATGCATTTTTGTGCCTTTTTGTACGAATCGTACGTTTTTGTACGAAAATCGTGCAATGTGTAAATATCTGATTTTTAATGTAATAAATGAAGAAAAATAGGTGTCTGCACGAAAGCACAAAATTTTATCGTGTTTTTGGGTAGGGTATTTTTAAAGAAGAAAGAAAAATAAAAAATATATATATGTGTTCCTGATTTTGTCCGGCACTTCCTCCTGCACATTTGTTCAAAACGTTTGTGATAAGATGAAGGGGAGGCGAGGGGGAATGAAAAAGAAAGCCCGGTGCGCAGAAGCACACCGGGAAATAATACTAATGCTATATATAACAGAAATGAACCGACTTGCGTTAGCGTAAATCATCAGGATAAAACACTTGAGAAATGAGTTCGTATTCGCGAGGCAAGGACTTGACGCCGACTACAACACAAATACCCCTTGCGGCAAGCTCATACAGCCTTTGGGTAGTGATGATAGAACTGCGGAAACTATAGTTGCTGCATAGCACAAAATAAGCAGTAGCCAGGTCTACGGAATAAATATCTTTGCGTATTATCTTTTTGGCATCGGATGGGACTTTTGCAAAGCCAAGACGAACGGCCAGGCGTGATATAAGTAACTCTCGATCATCGGCAGACGGAGCAACAATCACCATTATTTTATTCTCTTTTTTTATCGGCATAATGTTGTGTATATCAATGAAAATTTGTATCTTTACAAAGTAATAATTTGGAATAATCTACTCATCTGCGATTCGAGTAGAAGTGGTGCCAATTAACAGCCGGTACTACTTTAGGTACGTGCCGAATAGCACTGTAATCATCAGAAAACTCTAAAAAATCATCTAGTACGTCCTTTCTTGTCGTTTCTTCTATAATATACATAGCAGCTATTTTAATGAATAGATCACGTGATGCGGGCTTGCAGTGTTCGTCAATGCGAATACTGCTCCCTTCAGGTATTGCAGCTAGGATATTATTGACGGCATGGTAGAAGCGCATAAAACGTTCCGGATTCTGGTGATAAACAGGAAGAACTTCTTCTAATATCTCTTGATACGTAAATGGCATTGTTATCGTTTATATTGGGAATCTGACCAGCTTTCATGTAGTAGCCTTTCATGCAGAGAGTTTTTTCCCGTTTGTTTATAGGTATTTTTTCAGTTCTTCTCGATCTATAAAAAAAGCACATGCCATATACTTACCTGGTAATCCAATTGTCTGTGCTTTTGCATCATCCCCACAATCTTTTTCAGTCCCAAAGCCAACAATTGAGCCGCGCGGATCATCCTTAACATCGACTATGGTAGTGGACATTCTCAAACCTTTATTGTCATCTGCTGCCATTTTCTTAATAGCGTCCAGAATTTTATTACCATCATTATTCATATCTTATTTATTCTAGTTAAGATTTTAACTTTTCGTATCTAAGTCCGAAGCACAATTTTATCATTATGCGTTGTAGCCAATTCATAGACTTAAAAACGGGAATAACTGATTTTGTGTATTCATGTACCAATTGAGCTACTGCTTTAGGTTGATCAATGAGAAAATGCGTATTATTATCGTTCATAATATTCCTTTCTGATTTGTTATACTCTATTTATTTCATCATTGATTCTAAGCATACTATCACTGATAAAGTCGTATATTTTATACATAAGCTCCGGTTCCTGTTCCTTCGGGGAATAGACCATTACTCTTTTGCCTGCACCTTTCATCCATCCGGCTTCTGTATTGGCTGACCGACCACAAGGAAGAACCATTACGCACACATCAGCCCATTGCATACCATTGAAATCAGAATTAAATCCTTTTTGTGCAATCGGATGATTGAGAGCTTCTCTGTATTGTTCTGTTGTCCATTGCTGCCAATTAGGATCTATATCAGACCATTGAAAACCACCATTGCCATGAGGGGGATTCCTAAAGTCATATACTTCGTGACCTTTATTTCTAAGAAACGATACAACATCCTGTTGATATGAGTTTCTCCAACTACTTGCTATATAAATTTTTGCCATAAAATTAAGATTCTATTATTAATTATGCTTATCTTTGTGCCACTGTCCGTGAGAGGCAACAATCAATGTTGCGCGACAGATGCAGTTCACGCTGCTTCGCCATGCACGAAAGTCATGGTGCTTTCCTTAGTAGCTCAATGGTAGAGCAGCCTGCAAAGGAAGATGGGGGTTCGAATCCTCCCTTTGATAATTCTAAAAATAGCATATAGGAGCAGACTACATTAAAGTCTGCTTCTCTTTTTTGATTCATATCTATTCTTGAGTTGAGTTATTCTTCATCAATAAAAATTTGCCTCTTATTATCGGGCCATCCTTTTCGGATCATAGTTGATATTTTCTTTTTCTGAAGATTATTGAGAGCTTTTTCTTTAGCTTCCTTCTTATCTTTAGCGGATACTATAAATTCAAAAGTGTCTAATTCAATCGTTACACGATATTTTTTCATTTCTTTATTCGTATTGAAGGTTGTTTACTAACACACTCTGGTGATTTACTACCAAGTGGATTCATGTTCTCGTCATAGTAAGTTGCAGTGTACATGGTTTCTTTAATCTTATGCTTACCACACTTACTACATATATAGGTAAATGGAGCATCAAAAGGCTCTACCCATTTATGACGGTGCTTGTTTGTTGATTTATTCATTTCTTTCTTGTTCTGGATATCACTTTTGGCAATCCAACCAATTCAAAGCACTCTGTAAGCTATTAGTATAATTGGCGTTATAAATATAAGAGACTTCTTCGCCCTGCCTATATTCACGATCATTGTCTGTTTCGCCTAGAATAAACTCCATATTGGTAGTTCCTAACCTAAACACACCTATACAGTAGGTTACACCTTCACGTTTCTTACTCT